ATTGGGAAACTTCATCAGATAATGCTCTTGTTAGAGATAATGCAGTTTCGGGGTCTATTAAAATTGCAACCGTAACTAATAAAGGTTTAAATGTAGGAGCGGCAAATTTACAATATAGAAATGTTCCAATTAAAGGTGACGGTCAAGGAGCAGAATGTACTATTACTATTGATGAAAATTCTCAAGTTAGTTCTGTAGAAATTTCTAACCAGGGTTCTGGATATACTTATGGAACTGTTGATTTAATTGCCGGGGGTGTGCCAACTGGATCAACTAGACCAACATTTGATGTAATTATTCCTCCACAAGGAGGTCATGGAGCAGATATATACAGAGAACTAGGAGCATTTAGTCTGTTACTATATGCAAGAATTGAAAATGACATTCAAAATCCAGATTTTATTACCGGCAATAAAATTGCTAGGGTCGGTATTGTAGAAAATCCAACAGAATTAAATTCTTCTGTAGTTTTAGATAAACCAAAAGCTAGTGTTGTTGGCGCTTTAAAACTTGTAGGAGCTGGTTATAGTTCTGCAGAGTTTGCTGCAAATAGTTTTATTTCACAAACAATCGCTACAGGAACAACTGCTTTTGGTAGAGTAGTTAATTATGATCAAAATACAGGAGTAATTAAATTTTGGCAAGATAGATATCTAGTAGGATTTAATACTTCTGATGGTTCTGCTAAAATTAATCCAACATACGGATTTGATTTAGCAGAATTTACAAGTGAACCAGATCTTGGAGGCAGTCTTTCAATTATACCTACTGAAGGTAACAATTCCACTTTAATCATTGATAGTGCTTTTACAGGTTCCTCTAGTGTAATAAATAATAGGACCTATTATTATGGTCTTAATTTCACTGACGGTATTGCTTTGCCAGAGGTTCAAAAACAATCTGGCAATATCATTTACGTTGATAATAGACCTTCTATTCTTAGATCGTCAAATCAAAAAGAAGACATAAAAATTATCTTGCAGTTCTAAAGGATTATGCCACAGCAAACTAATCTCAACGTATCACCATATTTTGATGATTACGATCCGTCTAGTGATTTTCATAAAGTATTATTTAAACCTGGATATCCAGTTCAAGCGAGAGAGTTAACATCTCTGCAATCGATTTTACAAAATCAAATCGAAAAATTTGGTCAACACTTTTTTAAAGAAGGTTCAAAAGTAATACCTGGAAATACTGGTTATACTCAACTATACTATAACGTACAATTAAATAACAGTTATCAAGGAGTTCCTGTTTCGGCATATGCAGATCAACTTATAGGATTGAAAATAACTGGACAAAATTCTGGAGTAACTGCTGTTGTAGATAATGTTCTTCTTCCCATTGATTCTGCAAATGGAAATCTTACATTATATGTTAATTATTTAAATTCTAATACAGCAAATAATGCTACTCAACAATTTTTTGATAATGAAGAATTAGTTTGTAGCAGTTCAATTAATTCCTCTCTTTTAGGAAATTCAACGATCCCTGCAAATAGTCCTTTTGCAACGACTATTCCACAAAATGCAAGTTCTATTGGATCTGCATTTCAAATTCAACAGGGTGTTTATTTTATTAGAGGAAACTTTATTCAGGTAGAAACTGAAACTTTAATCTTAGATCAATATGGAAATAGACCAAGTTATAGAGTAGGACTTCAAATTAGAGAAGAAATTATAACTTCGGATTTAGATCAATCTTTAAATGACAATTCTCAAGGATTTAACAATTTTTCTGCTCCAGGTGCAGACCGATTAAAAATTTCAGTAAGTTTGTTTAAAAAATCATTAGATGATTTTGATGATAATAATTTTATTGAGTTAGCTGTAATTGAAGATGGAGTTTTAAGAACACAAATTAGAAGCACAAATTCAGGTTCAAATCAAGTTTTCCGTGAAGATTTGATAGACACTTTGGCACAAAGAACTTTTGAACAAAGTGGTCATTTTGCGGTAAAACCCTTTGATGTATCTGTTATTAATTCATTAAATAATAATCTTGGAAACGGTGGATTATTTGATGCTGGAGAATTTACATATGGTGGTTCATTAGCATCAGATGATTTAGCAATATTAAAAATTTCTTCTGGAAAGGCATATGTAAAAGGATATGAAATTGAAACTTCTTCTCCAACTTTTATAGATATTGAAAAACCAAGAACAACTAATGATGTAGATGCAGAATCTTTATCATATAATACGGGTTCTACATTTAAATTAAATAGAGTGTTTAGAACACCAGCACCTGGTATTGGTATTGGTAATACGTATGTAGTAAGTTTAAGAGATGAAAGAGGTGGTTCTGATCAAAATACTGCTCCAGGAAATGAAATTGGTCTTGCTAGAGTTTATGACTTTAAATTAGATTCTGGTTCGTATGAAGTTGCCAATCCAAATACTAATGTTTGGGGATTATCATTATTTGATGTGCAACCATTTACAGTAATTACTTTAAATCAAGCACATACATTAACAGTTCCTACTTTTGTTAAAGGTGCTAATAGTGGAGCTACTGCATTCCTTAGAGATGCTGTAAGTAACTCTACTACATTAACTCTCTATGATAGAAACGGATCTTTTATTGTAAATGAACCACTTTTGTTTGATGGTATTGAAAATGGTAGAGTTGCTATAGCAATTGCAGAAAAATCTATCGCTGATGTTAAATCTGTTTTTGCCACTGAAGATAGATTAGTTGGTATTAATACTTTTGCTGGAGATGTTGTTCAAACCAAAGCATTTAATGTTGGTGTTGGGCAAGTTAATAATTTAGGAACCATTACAAGTTCTAACCCAAAATTTTTAGATAATGTTAAAGTTGGTGATCTAATTACATATTCAGATCTTGCAACTTCTACTGATAAAATTATGGTCAAAGTGACTGTAGTCAATGCTGGTAGTGTTACTGTAGAGGGAGTTGAAACAGTTGCTGGTATTGTTAATGGAAATCTTCCTGCAGCAGGTTCTATCAATGTTTCTGATATGAACATTGTCAGAACTGGATTGGATAAATCTTCTGATAATACATTATATACCAAATTATCAAAACAAAATATTGCCACAGTAAATCTTGATAACTCTTCAATCACCATTAGAAAAGTTTATAATGTTGATATACTAGCTAACGGAACTCTTTCATCCTCACCTTCAGTAGAAGCAGGAAATGATGAAACATTTTTACCATTTACCCCACAAAGATATTCTTTAATTAGACAAGATACAGGTGCAGTTATTTCTCTAACAAGAGAACAAATGTCTTTTGATATTGATAATAAAACAATTTTAAATATATTCAATATTAGTGGTGGTGCCGGATCTGCAAAATTAGTTACAACATTAGTAAAATCAAAACCAAGATCAAAAGTTAAAAATAAAATTAATTCATCTTCTATAATTGTCGATAAATCAAAATTAGAAGGATCTGGCATAGGAACAACTACATTAAATAATGGTCTTGTTCATGGAAATTATCCTTTTGGTTCAAGAGTTGAAGATGAAATAATTTCTTTAAATGTTCCTGATGTTTTAGAAATACATGGAGTTTTTGAATCTGAGGGAATTCTGGATCCAACAGCTCCCAAAATAACATTCTCATCTGTTGTTAGTCAAACATCAACAACTCAAGATGTTATTGATGGAGAAATATTAATTGGTCAGACTAGCGGTGCAATAGCAATTTGTGTAGGAAAACCTGATAATTTAAGTGTGTTTTCAATTACAAAAAATCAAATTGATTTTATTGCCGGAGAAACTATTATTTTCCAACAAAGTTTGGTTGAAGGAACTGTTAGTTCTATTGTTGAAGAAAGTTTTAATATATCTTCAAATTATACATTTAGTACTGGTCAAAGAAAAACAATTTATTCTTATAGCACTATAAAAAGAAGACCATCATCTTCTGCACCAACGAAAAAAATAAGAGTATATTATTCATCTGCAGTACATGATACTGGGGATACTGGTGATTTAACAACTGTTGAAAGTTATAATGGTTTTGATTATTCAACAGAAATTCAATCAATTGATGGTATTTCTAACAGTGATATTATTGACATAAGACCAAGAGTTTCAAATTATACAGTTACGGAAGGAGCACGTTCTCCGCTAGAATTTGAAGGAAGAACTTATGATCAATCTGGTAATTCGGGAGCAAATATTTTAGCTTCACAAGAAGATTTAATATTTGATTTTTCATACTATCTTGGGAGAATTGATAGATTATTCCTCACCAAAGATGGAAAATTTCAAATTGTTTTTGGAACTCCTTCAGATAAACCAGAACCTCCAGTTGGAATAAATGATGCGATGGAAATTGCATCAATAAAATTACCTCCATATCTATTCAATCCAGAACAATCATCTCTAAAATTCTTAGAATATAAGAGATATAGGATGTCTGATATCAAACAACTTGAGAACAGAATTCGTAATTTAGAATATTACACATCACTATCCCTTTTAGAATCTAAAACTGAAAGTTCTTTTATAAGTGATTCTGATGGACTTAATAGATTTAAAAATGGTTTCTTTGTAGATAATTTTAATTCGTTTAAATCTCAAGAAACAAAAACTGCAATAAACAACTCTATTGATAGAAAAAACAAAGAACTAAGACCAAAACATTACACAAATTCTATTGATCTCATATTTGGTCCCGTAGAAAGCGTAGACTCAACTACTGATTTTGAATTTAATGTTATCGAAGGAGAAAATGTTGTTAGAAACAGTGATATAATTACCTTAGATTATGCAGAAGTCAACTGGTTACAGCAAACTTTTGCTACAAGATCTGAAACTATAACACCATTTACAGTTAGTTTCTGGCAAGGAACTATTGAACTTACCCCAGCATCTGATACTTGGGTTGATACTGTTAGAGTTCAAACAAGAATTATTGAAACAGAAGGTAATTATGCCGCAACAGTTGATTATTATGAAAGAACAAATGAACTAGATGCTCAAACTGGTTTTATTCCCATTCTTTGGGATTCTTGGGAAACCAATTGGACAGGAGTATTAGACACTGTAGAATCTGAAAGTAGGGCAGCAACTGATGCTGTTTCAGAATCTACCAAAAAACTTGATGGAACTTCTGGTCCTGGTCAGTGGGTAAGGAGAAATTCTACTACAGTTTCTCAAGAAGAATTCCAAGAAACTTTTGATCTTGGTACAGAATCTAGAGGAGGAACAAGAACTATTGTTCATGAGGAATATGAAAAAAGTTCTATAAATGATAGAACTGTAAGTAGAGATCTTGTTCCATTTATAAGATCTAGAAATATTGAATTTAATTCAAGAAAACTAAAACCCGGCACTCAAATTTACCCATACTTTGATGGTGTTAATGTTTCTAGGTATTGTGTACCAAAATTGTTAGAAATAACTATGACTTCTGGTACATTTACTGTAGGAGAAAATGTACGCAGTGTTCCTATTAAGAAAGGTGTAACCTCTCCAAAATTCTATGCTAGAGTTGCTCAAATTAATCATAAAGAAGGAACTTATAATTCTGCTGTTAGAACTTATGAGCAAAATCCATATAACCAGCAATTAATTCCTTCCTCATATAATTCAACATCAACATTATTAAACATCGATACATATTCATTATCAAATGAAACTCAAGGAGAATATTATGGTTATGTTGAAGTTGGTACTTTATTAGTTGGTGAAAGCAGTGGTGCTACAGCAACAGTATCTAATTTAAGATTAGTTGTCGATAATCAATCATCACTAATTGGAAGTTTTTATATTCCAGAAACAATAACATCATATCATCCAAGATTTGAATCTGGTATAAGAGCATTTACCTTATCTAGTGATCCAAATAATGATGCAGAAAGTGTAACTACAATTGCATCCGAATTGTATTCAGCAACCGGTGTTGTTGAAAATGAAGGTTCTATAAGAAATATAAGGCTTGAAGATAGAAAGGAATTTGAACAACAAACTGTTAACAAATCTCCTGGTACTCAACTTGTAGGAACTAGTGTTGTAAATAGAACTTCTCCAGAAACTATTACAGCGTGGTATGATCCTTTAGCGCAGACATTTACAGTAGATGATGAAACTGGCATCTTCTTAACTAGATGTGATATTTTCTTCAGATCTAAAGATGATATGAATATTCCTATCACTTTACAGATTAGAACAGTAGAAGGGGGAATCCCAACTTCAAGAGTTCTTCCATTATCTGAAGTAATATTAGATCCAGATGAAGTGTCAATTTCAACAGATAGTTCTATTGCAACATCATTTACATTCAAATCTCCAATTTATCTTGAAGGAAGAAAAGAGTATGCTATTTGTCTTTCTACAAACTCTACAAAATACAGTACATTTATAGCAAGAATAGGACAAGAAGATTTCCTTGCCAACACTTTAATTTCTTCACAACCATTCCTTGGTTCCTTATTTAAATCACAAAACGCATCTAGATGGGAAGCAAGTCAGTGGGAAGATCTTAAGTTTACTTTATATAGAGCAGAGTTTGAAACTTCTGGTTCAGTTGATTTATACAACCCTCGTTTATCTAGAGGAAATAGACAAATTCCAAACT